GCAAACTCTACTGCATCTCTTGTTGTGTAGTCTGACATATTAAAATCTCCTATGATCTATTTATAAAACAAAACAACTAGATTACATAAATTCATCTTCATCACCTTCAATCTCACCGCCACCCTCGTCTTCAATCTCTTGTTGAATTTGCTCAATATCTTCTTCAGATTGTCTAAGAACATTCTTTTGAATCCATGAAACAGAGAAGTATTTACCTGTATACTGATCAACGTCAGCAAGTAGACGTAATCTATTCTCAAGGATTTCACTATCTTTCAGTTCAGCAAAGTGATTATCTTCCATAAAATCATAATGAATATCATCTTGCATTTCTTTCCACTCTTGTGCTGTAATCACACCTTTGAGTAGAAGTTGTCTCTCAAGTAGAATATGAAATATTTCTGAGAAGCGAGTTCTCAAACGGTTTACAAAACGAGAGAACTTTAGTTCATCTCTTGTAATCTCTGATGCACGACCGAGATTGAAAGCACCATCTGCTTGTAGTCTTGTGGTAGGAACATTCAATGCTTCATAGAGTTTATTCTTGAAGTAGTTGACATCTTCCATCTCACCTAGATTTTGACCGCCTGGAAGTGTAGTGATTTCTGTTCCTCTACCACCTTCTCTACGAGGCAACCAATAATCTTCAAGCATTGTAAGAAACTTTCTGTCATCTCTTACTTCACCTGTATTTGCATCATATACAAGTTTGTTCTTGTGCTTGACCATCATGTCACGCAAGTATTGTTCCGCTTTCGCTTTAGGTAAGTTACCCACATCAATGTAAAAGATTCTACGCTCAGGCGCACGGGCCAAGCGATAGATAACTGTCGCATCTTCTAGCATACGCAACTGATTAAGAGGTTTCAGTGCTTTATGAAGGTACGATAAAACTGTGTAGTTACGATTGTCTAGCAATCCACTGTGACAATAAGCGATTGAATCTGGAGCGATCTTTAGACCCTCTCCTTCTGATGTAATGCCCTTAGACTGATATACAAAGAACTCATCATACTTCTTGACAAGAGTTTCTTCATTTAGTCTACGATTTGGATCACGCTTCTCTTTACGAACTTTTTTGATTTTGCGAGGATCAATATGTCTTAGTTCTTTAATACCTAATCTTGGATTCTTTACGTCAATGACGATATGATAGTATATTCTACCATCAACATACCAGTGACGAAAGATATCATATCCTCTGTAGTTGAACTTCATCAACTTGAGAATATATTCAAACTCTTCACGAATTTTCTTTTTGATTGATTCTGGTTGTTGAATATCATCAAGCACAATCTCAATCGGTGCTTGATTATCATCAGCAACAATAGCCTCATTTACAATATCGTCAATCGCTCTTTCCGCTTCTGGTTGTTGAGCCATTTCACGATATTTTGTGATGAGTTGTGCTTCATTCTTTACTGTATTATCTAAGTCTACGGTTGTGCCAAACGCACCGCCTTCAGCAACAGTGATGCTTCCATCATCTTGTGCTGGTGGTACGAATGAAGGTAAATTGTCGAGTTGTTTTTCATCAACATCTTTACCAATCTTAAAACCGAATAGATTTACTGCCATTTTATATCCTCAATGAAAAAATAGGGGATGCCTTTGTACTATTTATAGGCATCCCCAAACATAACTAAAAACGGATTATTAGATGCCGCCGGCGTTGCCAGTATTGCCGCCAGAAACTTCCCAATAGTCATACTGGAAAGTGACAGTGTATTCTTGAATGCCTTCAGTTTCCCATGCTAGGTCAATCGTGCTAACTTCAGTTGGGAAGATACCAACAAAGTTATACTCTCTTAGAAGTTCACCTGTCTGAGAATACTGAATGACTTGAGCGTTTGCTTTATACAAAGCAGGCGCAGAACCACCAGTTGTTCTTAGGTTTCCTTGGAAAGAGTTGATTGAGTTTGACCATTGTTCCATGGCGTTACGAATAGCAAAATCTTCATCGTTGATGATCGTTGGAGCCCACTCTGCAAATGTTCTGTTACCAGCAATCTTTACGGTGCGGCCGAAGTATGGAACTTCGACTACACCCAAAGTAGCGGCTGGGATTTGAGCGGCTTTGCAGAGAAAAGGTACTTGAACATCAGCGACACCGTTGATCGGATTCGTGATATTTACTTGGAACAATGAATTTCTAGCACCGCCCGATTTGAGCGCACCTGAAAATTCGTTTACATTAAAAGCCATCGTCTTTTCTCCTGTTTACCTTTATTTATGTCGCTCTACCAACGATTTCTGAAAATTCTACGCCGGTTCTTACAGCAACAAAGTTCAACTGGATAAAGTTGATTGAACGAGCAGGCTTGACATAGATGTCACCCACAAACTCATTTCTATCAATGACTTCGCCAGTGTTGTTTGTTCCATCACAGACAACTTGGAAGTCCGTGATACCACGGCGACCTTGTACATCTCTTAGGAATGGCTCAACCAAGTTCTTAAACTGTGAACGAGTGAACTCATCATTGAACTCAAAGAGTGTAAACTTAGATGCTGTGCTGATTGCTTTCTCAAGTACGATAAACAATCTACGAACATTGATACGATCAAATGCACTTGGTTGATCAAGCATTGTCTTGTCACCAAATAGAACCGTACCTTGGCCTGGGAATGTTACAACTGGATTGATGCCCTTCTTGTAAAGTTCATCTCTGTCAGCCTTGCTTGGATTGTAAGCAAGTTTGATAACATTCTTTACGTTACCACGATTAAAGCCAGCAGGCGAATACCATGGATCACGGGTCAAGTCTGTTTGAACCATAAGTCCAGCAGTGTCACCATTTAGAGGTACATAACGATAAACGTCATTGTACTTGTCATACTGGTATTTCCAGCCTGAGTCCATAACTGCATATGAGGATGATGGTAGGCCATCTCTGAATGAGATAACGTCATCTGTTTCTTTACCTTCGTAACCATTGTTGTTTACAACATCGGCTCTTTCTGGTGAGATAACAGCAACACAATCCTTACGATGTTCAGCAATATTGTTGATGATGTGTACAGCAACAGTTGAACTTGAAGCAGAACCAAGGATTAGTGATACATCCACAGTATCAGAATCTCTGAACTTGTTGTATGCAGAAATGTAAGCGGCGTCTGATGCAGAACCATCTTTACCACCTGACATGCTGTTTGAACGAGGCAAGTCATTGCCTGGATAGTTTGTACCAGAACCAGCCGTACCGTTGTTCGTCAAATCTGCTCTTGTGCCTGCTTTTGACATTGCTGTGTTGTGTGCGCCCCACCATACCCAAGCAGATTGTTGATTGACAACATCTTTGTAGTAAAGTGTTCCACCCTGTTCAGAGGTTGCATCAGGTGCTTGAGAAACATTTGGATATGTCTCAAGAACTGAACCAGACTGACCAGTGATTACACCATCTTCATCAACGATAGCAATGTGGATTGCGTCACCTTGAGCATTGACTGTGTTAGCGTATGTTGTAGTTGTAGGCGCTCTATCAAAGTTTGAATAGAACTCCCACTGACGAGTCAATGATGGTGAGTAGTTAGAAACTGTGTTACCACCGTATGCACTTGTGAGTGTGATTGTATTGCCTGATAGAGAAGCGATCTTTCTTGCTTCTTTATCTGGACCGAGCAAGATTCTGTCACCAACAATAAACTGTGTTTCAGTGTTGGAAGTACCTTGACCATCACCAGCAAGTGTGACTGTCTTTGAGTTTTGTGTTGCATAGTAGTTAGTTGCTACTGAACTTTCCCATGCATTTGCACTGTGACATACAGAAACTTTTAGCGAGTTACCAATAATGCCTGGATATTTTGCTACCCAATCACCATGATTAATCGTGTTGGTGTATGTCTCATTGTAGTAATCTTCATTGGTAATGTATGCGCCTGTGCCACCTGTTGTTGCATTATTTGCAGAAGTAACAGCCCTTGTTACATACAGTGCATTACCATATGCAAGAAAGTTGGCAGCCGTAAAAAAGTCATCCGCTGTGTTCGCATTAGGTTTGTTGAAGACAGAAACAAGATTGTCTTCACTGCTAATGAGAACTCTTTGGTCAACAGGACCCCATTTGAAGTGTCCAGCAAGGGCACCAGTGGTGGTCGATACGGCTGGCACCACCGTAGTGAGATCAATCTCACTTACATTTACGCCTGGTGATACTTGAAAAGCCATTTTCATTTCTCCTTCTAAGAATATATCAAGTTATAATCTCTGATTTACTCAATATTTATAAAAACGAGTGTTTAGAACCATGTATCACGATTTGCCGAGTTGATATACTCTTGTATGTCTTCTGGACCATTGAGTATACCTTCCTCTGGTTGTCCATCATCAATTATTCCAAACGGCAGTTGTTCGTCTTCTAACATTCTTATCTTATCTTCGTACAGTTTTTGTCTAATATCGACATCTGTGATATCTCTAAAGTAAGTTTGTCTTACTAGCCAAGCAAATAAAACACATGTCATGACTAGATCATCATGTGCGCCTTCTTCTGCTTCATATGACTGTTTTTTACCAATAAAACTCGCAAGTTCAGATATAATATCAAAATCTTCAATAATCAACTTATCATTTTCAATCAAGTCTTTTAGATTAGATGTTCCTATTCTTTTCACTTGTTTGGTTGTACGAACACCAAACTGAGTTCCAGTTGAAAATCCACCACTCACTTGTTGTCCAGCACGACCCTTGACTGAAGTTGCAATAAGATTTTCGTATTCTAAATCACTGTGTAAAATGTCTGCTACTTGTCCACCAATATCATTGATTTCTACAAGAATGTATGCTTCGTTGTATAGTTTTGCTACAGCGTGTATATAGTTGGGATATAAAAGTGGAGATACCTCTTTATTTCTAAACTTTGCTACAAGTTTATATGGAACTGTAGTTGCATCAAAAACAGTGAATGCTGAGTAGTCTAATCCAACACCTCTTGCTACATCTACAGACATAACGTATATATGATTTTCTTGTGGTTCATCATATATGTCTACATCATTCCATACTCTCATAGGTCGTTTATATGCAAGTGTTCTAAGTTTAGTTGGATGAATCAGTGTATTTGCAGAACCTAAGAACTCACATTCAAACTCTTGTCTAAACTGTTCTTCACTTGTGTTAGCAATAGTCTCTTGTTTCCACTTTTCATCTCGACCAGGCACTTGTGACCAATGTACTTCAATAGGAACATATTTGCTTTGTTTCTCTATTGCATCAGTCCACATCTTATAGAAGTGATTCATGCCGTTTGGTGTTGATACAATGATAACCTTTGTTGTCTGACCAGATGAGATTGTAGGATACACTGAACTGAAGAACTCTTCAGCCATATTGTTACCAACAAACGCAAACTCGTCCAAGAAGATTAGATTGTAAGAACCACCACGAATAGCAGATGATGAAGTAGCGGCGGCGACAACCTTAGAACCATTCTCTAGTTCAATGTTACCTTTATTCCATACAACTACACCTTGCTGTAACCACTTAGGTAGATATTCATATGCAAGTTGAATCTTACCTAGCAAGTCTCTTGCAAGAGAACCTTTGTTTGCAAGAATAGCAACATTCTGTTGATCTGTGAATAGTATTGTGTGTAGAATGTATGCTGTAGTTGTTGTTGATTTACCAGTCTGTCGTGGAAGTTTACAAATAGAGAAACGATTACTATTAAACGTGCGAACCATCTCCTCTTGAAAGTCATACATCTCAAAAGGTATCAGACCTCTGTCAACATTCACAATCTTTACATATTCTCTTGCGAAATAGACAGGGTCTTTAGAACATTTCACATACTCTTGAATCTGTTCTTTTGTAAACTCAAGTGGTATTCCAGACTTTTTAAGGTTTGGATTACCAAGATAAACATCAGCCATTTAGATTTACGAACTCTCGATTTCTCAAATGTGCTTCTTTGATGTCATCTTTTGACTGACCGTAGTATGGAACAGCATGATACTTTTCAATCATGTATTCGTTCACTGTCTGATCAGCATAGTTTGTAGTTCTTCTAAGTGAACCTAGAATACGACCAAACTTACCTTTTGCATCATACTCAGCAGTTTCTAGAATCATCCACTCATCATCACACATCTTTTTCAAAAACTCTTTAGCGGCAAGTCCATAGACTTTTTCTTCTTTGTCAGAAGTTCTGGATTCTGGTGTATCAATGCCATACAGACGCACTCTTTCACCTTTGAGCCATACACCAAAGCCAAGGTCAATGTCTACATCAACAGTATCACCGTCAACAACTTTTACTATTTTACATCTGTATTCAAACATTATCGTGTCCTTCCTTGACCTCTGTATTTTTTATAACCTCTTCTTTTATGCTTATTCATCTTTGCAAGAGATGGTTTACTTCCAATAGAGGTTTTGTTGTAAGTAGGTTCCCATGCGCTAGTCTGTACCAGTTTCGCCATCTTCACTCCTTCCATTTACAAGTTTCTGTAGTTCAGCGGTACTTCCAACGAACAATGCGTTTGTCACATTCTTCGGTGCTTCTTTTTCGTCAGTCTTTTTTAGGTCTTTGACTTTCTTCTGTATATCTAGTAGGTCTTTATTTGCGTCTACCAAAGTCTTTGTGAGTTGAGACACAACCTCAAATGCTCTTGGATGCTCACTTGCTTTTGCAAGTTCGATAAGAGTATCAAGTGCTTCTGTACCTTTTTCGATTACGCCATAGAGATTTTCTCTAGCATATTTGTAGTCTGAATCTATTTCTTGAGTGTCGTGAGTGTCGGTTTTAGCGAGATCGGCCAGGATATCTTTATCTCTTTCCATGATCTCTTCCATTATCTCAAACTGACTTTCAACATTCAATGCTTTATCAAGTCCGTCAGCAACATTGTTTTTCATTATGTTCTAATAACCGTTGAGAAGTTATTCCCTGTAAAGAAGTTTTCAGTATCAAAAGCAAATCCATAAGTAGAGTTAGCACTAATAGCACTTCTATCTACACTTGCTGATGAGTTAGCAGTGGGTGATCCATTTGCAAGAAGACCTGGCGTTAGAGTAATCCTCTCTGCTTCATAAGCCGAAGTATTTGCTGATGGTTCAATATGGAAATCAACAAGCGTTCTTGTGATAAGTCCTTTGTTTGTAACAGGTCCGTAGATGTAACCTTTGACTGTAAAGTTGAAGGTGTATATGATTGCTCTACGAGTTTGAAAGTCTGCTTCGTATGTGTCTTCTAATGACATGCCTTGTAGAACTGTAGGAACATCTACATAGATACCAAGTGACGGAACAATCTTGACAGAGTTTGTCCACTCAGGTCTAAAGTATGGTAAGATTTGTTCTACGACTTGAACCGCATCTTCATTGTTTGCAAACATACCATAAAGAGATATGTCGATATTGTATGGCGCAGGCGCCCAACCAGAGCGCAAAGAGTTGTTACCAGAACCGATTGATGTAATGCGATTCTGTTTGTTCATCTGTCTTGCTGAATCGTAAGAGAAACCAGTGATTTCAAAAGAAAGTCTTGGAAGAACTGTTGATACTTCTCTATCGATATTTGCATCTTGTCTAATACGAGCAAGAAACTTTTCCTTTGGACCATACGCAATCGGAACACGAATACTTTGCACAGCGGTTCCAGCATTGTTGTAGCGAACCACATCAATGTCATTGAACATATTACCAAACATGATAATATATTTTCTGATTGCACTATGATAGTCAAACTGGCCAAACATTACCAACTACCCCCTTCAGAGAACGGATTGTTTTCAGAGAAGTCGAGGAAAGCACCAAGCGATCCAGTGGAAGTTGTCTCTGTTTGAATATACTCGTTATTAGCAGTTGTTTTGATTGAGTCGATTCTATAATCTTCTGCGATAATATTAGAACCATCTTCTGAAATGAGAACGTCACCACTCTCCATAAGCAACTGGAAATCTTGCATAACAGCAGAATGTGCTGTCTGAATGTCATCGATAGCGGCGATACCAGTATCAAGTTCTTCATGTGAATACTCAAAGAGTTCACACTTCAGATCATACATCTGTAGTTCACCCATCTGATAGAATACAGACTCATCTTCTACGAACTTGACTTCAAACAATCCACCTGTAAGTGGGAAGTAGATGAGATCACCCTCCAATGGTCTTAGTATTGCATCACCATCGTCATCTGTAGTGACTTGTGTGTCATCAACTTCTTCTTGCCATCTTCTCTTTGCAACAGTGAATGTCATTTCATCACGAATCTCTACATTAAACTTAGACAAGAAGTCGCCTTCTCCTTCAAAGCCCTCAACATTTTTGATATACATTTCTAGTTCATATGCATCATCAAACTTAGACAACACATCTTCACCAAAGAGATTATCCTCTTTGACGAGAGTTCTTGGAATATAATAACAGTCATATCCATACATTTTGATAGACTCAATGATCAAGTCTTCAAGTAGATTTTGCTGTCCAAAATGTGAATAATTATTAAAGTAGAGATTTGTCGCCATTAGTCATTTATCCAATCATGTCCATTACAGGCATAGAGAACTTAGAGATTATCTCTTCTTCTAGCCTTTTGATTTCTTCATCTGCTTCTGACCAGATTGTTTGACCGTTGAATGTTAGACCGCCGGGTAACTGCATACCTTCAAACTTCTTGAGGTTCTCACCCCACTGACGCTTGAATAGTTGTGTACAATAACCACGCAACCAATAGTCACCCCATACTTGTGTGTATGTGTCTGGATCGATTACACGATAGCATTCGATAATGAGATACTCGCCGGCTGTTACTCTTGCTGACCAGTCCATATCGATGTATAGTCTATCCATGTGACGAGAGAAGCGTAGTGGTTGTTTACCCACAAAGATTTCTTCCATGAGAGCAATACGCTCCATAGAAGAGACATAGTTTTGAAACTGAGAATGCGCCCAGTCATAGATTTCATTTAGAGTGATCTGATAGCGCAAGTTGAATAGATTGTTTGCGTTTAGTCCAGTTCCTACAGGAAACAGATTTACGACACCTGTGATTGTAGTTGGAATAGAGATGTATTCGTTTGTGATGTCAGATGCACTGACTTGATGCTTCAGAAAAGTTCTTTCGGTTCCATCAAAGTGATAGTCACGATAAAACTCTAGAGCGTCATCAATCCTATCTTGCATCTGATCTTCATCGATATTAATCTCAACTACTGGATGACCCAAACGGCGCAGACAGTATTTTTTTAGTTCTGTTCTTGAGCGAGGATTTGCCATAGTTAATAGTTCCAGATTGTTTGATTTCTGGAACTATTTATATGTTTTGTAAACTATGATTTTTTCAACTCTTCGATTTCTGCTTTGAGTTCTTTGATTGATTCAACAAGAAGTCCAATCATGTTACCATAAGCAACTGTAAGCATACCTTCATCGGTCTCTTTTACGGCTGAAGGAAGAACTTTTTGAACATCTTGAGCAATCACACCAGTGCTTTCTCTTTTATCTTCATCATCTTTCCAGTTGAATGTGACACCTTTAAGTTGACTTACCTTTTCAAGAGCATTTGGAATGACTTCAATGTTCTCTTTGAGTCTCTCATCTGACGAAGATGTTACATCACCAGTCACACTGATGCCTGTTGATGTTGTTTCCAGTTTTGTGCTTCCTTGATACCGCAGATAAACACTATTATAATTGTATTCCATCTGCGGGCGCCAAGTAGGAGAGGCGCCTACTGAAAGTGAAGCACTTGATATATTAAACTGTCGCCAACCAGCGCTTTGACTCCATTCATCATGGAATATGTAACCGGCTTCCGTGCAGTTTTCATCAGTTATACCATTATTACCAACACGTATGTTAAAGTTTCCGTTACCATCGTTCCAAGTAATTGCGTGTTTGTCGTCCTCAAAATAAATGCCTTCATAACCACCAGAATCACCAATAACCATTGAACCGCTTTGTAAAGACAAGTTACCAGTTGAGTTAATCTGACCAGATACAGTGATATTACCCTCAACTACTAAATCTGCATTAGTACCTGATGAGCCGATAACAACGTCATTACCATTATCATATTGAAGATACAATGAACTACTGTTAATAGTTTTAATAGTTACATTATAAGAAGATGTTGAGCTATCAGTACCACCTACTGCAATTTCACCGGCTCTTAATCCAGTAGAAAAGTCAATATAACCAGTTGCGGTATCATCAGCATCGCTACGAAGGAATGAACCACTACTAATACCATCAAGTAAATCAGCATCTAAACCGGAGCCTGATCCATCGTTACCGGCGTGCCACACGGTATAATCTGTTCCGCTCACCCTTATCTGAAGCTGACCGTTTATGTTCTTTTTTAAATCCCAACTACCCCAGTTATCCTGCAAAAATCCATAAGAAGTGCCATCACCATATAGCTGAAATCCAAAAGTGCCATCACTTTCATGCATTGCAAATCCAACTGCATTACCTCCAGAATTAATCCTGAAGTTTCGGTTACTGTCTTCCCAACCAGTAGTTCCCGCATTGTTATATGATGTAAAGTACTTATTGCCTTGTACACCATCCAACGTATCAGCATCTAGACCGGAGCCAGAACCATCGTTACCGGCATGCCAGATAGTATTGCCGTTATATGTAAATCCGGCACCATTGACAAATTGAATAGTTCCGTCAGTATTGACTTTTAGCCTTTCGGTAGAAGTCGTACCTGACATGATACGAACACCTCTGCTTCCAGTTGTTCTTTGTGCTAATGTTAACCAACCAGCATCAGCAACAAGAGTAATTCCTTCGGCGGTATATACATCGCTATCGGATGTTCCACGAATTAGAAAAAAACCAGCATCGGCTGCTCCATCACCAGAAGTACTCTTAGAAAATCTAAACCCAGAATAACCACCTGTTGGTGCCTTAAAGTCTAGATTGTAATTTGTTCTTGTTCCAGTATCAATATCTTCCCATGCTTGTCTATAATAAGAACCTTGTTGTCCATCCAGCGTATCAGCATCTAGACCAGAACCTGAGCCATCAACTGTCTTAATCAGAGTAAGTATTTCACTAGCACTTTGATCAGCCGTTGCACCACTCTCAATACCATCAAGTTTGCTACCGTCTGATGCTACATCTCTACCATCTACTGTGCCTGATACAGTAATGTTGCCTGTGACATCCACGCCAGCGGCGGTGGTGGCGAGGTGAACAGTGCCGTCTGCCGGATAATATATTTTTACATCACTGCCTTTATTGCCCTGAATATAATGTCCACCAACATCGTCCTGCAAGCGTAGGTCATTAGCCTGAATAAAAAGATTACCTGTTCCATAATCTTGAATATAAGATGCTGTACCACTATGATAAAGACGCAAGTCAGACCCAGTACCAAAGTGTAATGGCACATTATCGCTGAAGACCAAAGCACCCGATGTCTTCGTATCTGCTGTATCGCTACGAAGGAACTGTGTGCTGTCAAGGCTGTCAAGTGTAGCGGCATTAATACCTGTACCAGAACTTGTCGTAATAGATACCGCATTAGAACTAAATGATCCAGAACCTGTAATGGCGCCTGTCAAAGTAATAGAAGCAGTAGCACCAAGTTTTTGTCCAATATTAGTTGCAGTTGTTGTAGCAAAGTTAGCATCATCACCTAAAGCAGCCGCTAGTTCATTCAATGTGTTGAGTGTACTTGGTGCAGAATCTACAAGATTAGATACTTCTGTACTAATCGCACTACGAATAGACGTATTCGTAGAAAGTAGATTTGATTCTATCTGATTAATCTTACTGTTTGTATTAGCAACATAAGAGTTAAGATTTGCAGTGATAGAAGAGTGTAGTGTCTGTGTATTTGCAACAGACATGAAACTACCAATGGTGGTATCAAATGTACTACCATCGGCTGTGGCTATTCTTAGATTATTATTTGCAACTGTCCAAGATGTGCTAGAAACACCAGCAACTGTCGTATTTGAAATATTTGTAATACGACCATCTGCACCAACAGTAATGACTGGTACAAGAGAGCCGGAGCCAAATGTGCCTGTCGGTGTTCCAGTAGATGCTATATCAGTGCTGATAGAAAGCGTATTTGCACTAAAAGCAGTGGCACTTGCTGTGACATCTCCAGTCAATGCTACAGTAGCCGTTGCACCAAGTCTCGCATTGACAAGTGCTTGCGTATTTGCAACTGACATTGTATTTGCTGTAGTCGCTCTTAATGTCTGACCTGTGCCTTGATCAACAACAGCCGCCGCACGAACATTTGTACGATTTTCATCAAAAATGTTCGATACGCCAATCAAATCAGCAAAAAGTCTGGAACGAGACTTAGCCATTCGTTTCTCCTAATTGGTTTGTACTATTTATATTACCAAGAAGAAGGTGTCTTACCAACGATAGGCGGGTTAGCCATCTCATCAATCTTTGTGTCAAGCATTGTCTGTAGTTCAGCTTCTGTTTTGTCAAGTGACTCAAGAACCTTTTCTTTGCACCAGTCTTTTGTAACACTGTCAAATGCTACAAAGTTATCTGCATTAGCTTCACCAGCACTTGCTGTGCCGTACATTGATGTTGACAGGTAGTTGCCTTCATCGTCTTGTTCAGTGTCACTGACAGCAGTGATGCGCCAGTGAATAGTTTTGATTACGTCTGACAAAGCACCTTCGGTGGGGGCTGTGTCAAGTGTTGGGAAATCCCATGTGTATGTGTTAGCCATTTGGTTGCTCCTGTTAATTGGCTTCTAGTGCGGCTATACGAGCCTCAAGTTCTTGTATTGTCTTAACCAGCAATGGAACCAGCTTTGACTGGTCAATGCCCTGATAGACAGGATTGCCATCAGCGTCTACAGCGTCCTTTGTGCCTGTGATTGCTTCCGGCACAATGTCCTGCACCTCGTGGGCAAGGAAGCCATCTACTGTGGTGTCGGCGTCAGCAATAAAGTTAAAGCGAACAGGGTTCAGTTGCTTGAGGCGTGTGGTTGCATCCCAGTCTGCCGTTACATTTTCTTTAAGACGGTAATCTGAGGATGTGTTGTAGGATGTTGCAGAGGCATTTGTAACTATTGTCCCCACAATGCCGTTTCCATTTATAAAACGAACTTGTGTGTGAGAGGCTGTCCCTGAATTTTCAAGGGCTACATTGACGGCATCAGCAGAATAGACCGACAGATAATAAGGCCCAGACACCGGAGAGGATGTCTGGTTTATCATTAGCTGGCCATTGCTGTCGAAGCGGGCGACTTCGCTAGGGCTACCTGACCCTGTGTAAAATCGCAATGCGCCATTTTCAGCTTCAAGATTGAGGTTGTTTGGGCTTTCAATCGCATTATTTACACGGATGTCGCCTTCAACGTGTAGCTTATCACTAGGACTCGCAGTGCCGATGCCCACGTTACCACCTGTGTCTACAATAAGGTGACTATTTTGACCATTGGCACCAAGTAAAAGTTTATTACCACTATTCGAATATACTCTACCACCAGAGCCTGTGCCTTGTAGTATAACTGCACCTGCACCAGTTTCTGTGACAGAAATAGCGGGGTTTGAACCTGCTTCAACGCTTAATTTATTAGATGGGCTTGTAGTTCCGATGCCCACCGAGCCACCCGATGTGATGGTCATTCTGTTTTGGTTAGCGGTTCCAAAGGATATTGGATAGCTTTGTGGAACAGTGACGTATGCAGAGTTGTTCGGTATTCCGTTTTGCGTAGAACCACTGTTGTTAAAGCCAAAGTAAGCGTTGGCAACGCCGCTTGCAGTGGCCATCAACCGGACGTTAGATGAAGTGTTGCTAGCCTCAATGTTACCGACAACATCTAGCGTTTCACTCGGACTCGTGGTCCCAATGCCCACGTTGCCAGCCGATGTTATTCTGAGGCGTTCTGTTGGGGATGAGTAAACACTACTAGAACTAGCCGCAGAGGTAGTTCTAAACACAAGATGTGCGCCTTCGTTATCACCATCTGCTAATGCATTGATACCTGCAACACTATGCCCATCAGAAGCTGTAAATGATATGGCTCCGTAAGCCCCAGCAGAATTAGTTGTGCCTCTCTGAAGCTCAAGGATGGCATCACCGTAATCTTCCGCAATGTGCAACCTATTGGACGGCCCAGTAGTTCCCAGTCCAAGCCGCTGTGTCGAGGCATCCCAGAAGAAACCTTGCGTGGTGTTGTCTGAGGCATACAGTGACACATCGCCGTTAGTAGCAAAAGTTGCGGTTCTACCGTTGTTTACCCTAAATTCTAAATTGTGGTTGCCATATGTATCAAGAATACCGCTTTGATTACCAACAGAGTAAGTGAGTTTAGTGCCGTATGTTCCATTGCTAGAGGTAGAAACACCATCAACCGTCAGCCCATCAGCCGTCACAGTGCCAGTTACGTCAATGCCTGTAGAGGTGGTGGCGAGTTTTTTGGCGTTGTCGTAGTATAGGTCCACAGAACCGTTTAAGTTCATAGTAGCAAATTGTTCTGTGGATGAACCTAAAGTAATTTTTGCACCATTTGTCCACAAGAAAAGAGAACCAGTGCCAGTATCCTCAATGTAGCTGTGAGTTCCATTGTGATAAATCTGCAAGTCGGAGCCAGCACCGAAGATAGCCTTAGCATTATCACCGAACTGCAAATCTTCAGAACCTACAGTCCAGTAATCATTAGTTTCATTCCAAACAAACTCAACATTAGCCGAAGAACCTCTGTTGATAGCAATACCAGCATTTTGTGTTGGTGCTGTTGCACCACTTAGATTACTATTCAGTTTGATAGTATTATCCGCTAAGTTTATTGTCTCTGTGTTTACAGTAGTCGTTGTGCCAGAAACAGTCAAGTTACCAGATACAGTTAGATTTTCAGCAATCGTTATATTATCTGTAAGTTTACTACCATCTACAGAGTTAGAGGCGATAGTTGTAGATAGAGATACTGCATTAGAACTGAAAGCGGTAGAGCCGGCAGTTACATCACCAGTGATTTGAACTGTAGCAGTTGCACCTAATCTAGCATTAGCAAGAGCAACGGTGTTTGCTACTTGCATTCTATCTGAAACACTCGTATTAGTGTTTGCTAGTGCAGACTGAAAAACTGTGTTTGATGTAAATGTAGATGTAAGATATGAATTTGAAGCACCACCAGCACTTTCAATCGCACCAGTAGCGATATGTGTTGATGTGATAGTGCCAGTAGTAATGGCATTATTTGCATGAAGTTTTGCGTTACTACCAAAGACGGTAGTGTCGCCGACATCTAAGCCATGTTTAGCGACAAATGGTTTTTTAGTTGCCATTAGAGTTCCCTATCCGTCTAATGCTTGTTTTGTATTATTTATAACGATTTATATTGAGTCGCCTTTTAACTCTTTCACTTGAGATTTCAAATCTTCAATCTGTTGTTGCTGTTCTTTCATAGCTTCAATGAGAAGACCTACCATATTGCCGTATGTGACACTTTTGTATCCATCTTCATTCTCATTTACAACTTCAGGAATAACTTTCTCAACATTTTGTGCGATAACACCAATAGATGATCTTCCAGAATCTTTCCAGTCAAAAGATACACCATTAATTTGCTGTACTTTATCAAGAGCATTTGGAATGACTTTGATATTGTCTTTAAGTCTTTCGTCTGACGAAGATGTTACATCGCCTGTTACTGAAATGCCGGATGATGTGGTGGCGAGTTTCTCTGCGGCATCATAATACAGTTTAACTGCACCATCAGCGACAGCATTAATCAGTGTTTCTCCAGTATATTTTTGTAGATAGATTGCACTTGAGCGAATAATTAAATCACCTGTACCTGAATCATCAATATAACTATTGCTGCCATCGTGAAAAATCTGTAAATCATTGCCAGTACCAAATCGTGCTTGAATATTATCATTAAATAGCAAGTAACCACTTGTCTTGGTATCCGCCGCATCGCTACGCAAGAATGAAGAACCTTGTACACCATCCAACGTATCAGCATCTAAACCAGAGCCTGATCCATCATTGCTAGATGACCAAATTTTATACCAGCTAGACCATGAACCTGAATATCTTGTTCTGTAATGAAATCCACCGTTAATATAAGGTATTGCTAACTGAGTCATATTACCAGACCCATCTTTACTACTATATTCCCAATTAAATGGATGATAATAGTTACTAGCTCCGTCTGGACCATTAGTTGCACTGCCTAATAATAGTGTATACCCGCTACCAGACCTTGCATTAGTACTATCGTTCCAGTTTAATGTACCGCCGGTACTGACAGCGCCAAATCCTCCATAAATTTGATTGGATAGGTAGAGGTCTTTGAAGCGTGAACTGCCACCACCCAAACTCAAAACATTGTCACTGGCAGCTAGTGTAGTAGTGTTAAACGGTACAATAGCATCAGACCCATCTTGGAACCTGAGACCTGCATCACCAGTTCCGATATAAACATCACTACTGGAAGCACCAACAACCCCCACACTGGTGCCTTGCCTTGTAAAACTAACAATAGGACCGTCACTAGATATGCGGCCAAAAATTCCAGAAACACCGCCGCTACGATTGGCACTCACATAACCGCTTGGGTCAATACCAACGCCTGTTGTAGTTGACCCGCCGGGATTGTTTGTTGCTGTTTGCCCAACAAGAAACCCGCCACCAGATGTCAGCCTCGCCCTTTCGCCACCGCCAGTTACAAACCGCATAATATTTGTGCCGTCTATCAAAAGCGCAGTGTCAGTGTCGGAGCCGCCAGCATAGCTATTAGAATACACACTGCCGGATAGGAAGAGGTCTCTGAAGCGTGCTGATGTCGCACCTAAATCAATAGCCGCATCTCTTTTTGCGCCTGATATGTTGCACGGAGCAATGTGGTCTGTTCCGCTTGATTCTAGATAAAGGCCAACGTCAACTGCGTTTGCAATATATAAGTCACCCGCTACTGTGCCAACACTACCCACCTCAGCATTGTCTTTCCTGAACTGTATTAACCCACCATCATCGGTGCGGCGGTTCAAAAACAGCGGTATAGAGGCGTTTCGTGTGATGCCAACATAATTGTTTGCGTGGGCTTCAAAGCCATCGTTGGCAATGTTTGTGGCAGTTTTCCCCGCCATAAACGAGCCACTGCTGTCGAGGCGGGCGGCTTCTGAGCCGTCAACACTAAACGTAATCACAGATGAAGCAGCCGCATTTGTGTGGTCAGCACGAAACTCCATTTGACCTGCACTGTTGATAAATTCGTTTGTCCAAGTGCCGTTGCTGAAGTCAATAGATGCGTTGCTGGCGTTTAATGATAATAGGCGAGATGGCGAACTCGTGCCGATGCCCACCCGGCCATTTGCCATATCTAAAAATAATCTTGAAACGCCATTATTTACACTAGTGCCACTTTTATAATCAAATCTAATATTAGTATTTCCAGTGAAGAACATGCCTCCACTTCCCATACCAATCATATGATCGTTATTATTATGCCATAGATTAATTCTTGCACCATCAGGTATATCATCACCGCTTGCCGGATATCCTAAAGTGCCACTTCCTTTTACATCTAAAGGCGCTACAGGACTTGTTTCACCGATGCCCACGTTGCCAGCCGATGTGATGACTGCTTTTTGCGTGCCTCCAGTCATAAACGCAACGCTTGAACTAGCGTTGGTTCCTATTAGCAAACTTCTTGTGCCGCCGTATTGCGTGTTTGTACTGCTGTTTAATCCAATGAAGGCATCTGTGTTCGATACGTCATTGCCAAAATAAATGCCAGCAAAGGCACTGCTTCCTGCGTTATCATTTTGCAAATAAACACCAGTACCCGCAGAATTTGAGTTCCATTCCACATCAAGTGCGCCAGCAGGGTTCGTCAATCCCAGCCCAAGCCGCTGTGTCGAGGCATCCCAGAAGAAACCTTGCGTGGTGCCATCATCCGCATACAGCGACACATCGCCAGCACCATCAACATTAAATACAGAACCAGCACCGTTCTCTGCATAAATCAAAGATTTTGCCGCATTAGATGTGTTCATATATGCGTGTATGGATTTGTTGGTGCCATACGCTGTGCCGTTTGCTTTGACTGCCGCACCGCCAGATTGGTCAGATGCCGCTTGATTAAATACGCTTGCACCATCAACAGTCAGCCCATCCGCAGTCAGCGTTCCAGTGATGTCCACGCCAGTGGCGGTGGTGGCGAGTTTAGCGGCAGAATCATAAAAAAGATATACAGCACCGTTGTTTGTGGCTGTAATCATATTCTCATCAACAGTGTAACCCTTGAGTTGGAAATCAGAACCTCTAAGCACTAGGTTTCCTGTACCTGCGTCTTGGATTACTGATTTTGACCCATCGTGATAAATCTGCAAGTCAGACCCAGCACCAAAAATTGCCTTGGCGTTATCTCCAAAGAATAGGTCTTCAGCACCTACAGTCCAGTAATCGTTAGTTTCATCCCAAACAAACTCAACATTAGCACTCGATCCACGATTGATTGCAATACCAGCATTCTGTGTAGGAGCAGTACCACTTCCAAGATTACTATTCAACTTTATTGTATTGTCTGCGAGATTGATTGTTTCAGTATTGACAGTAGTTGTCGTTCCAGAGATAGTTAGATTACCAGATACTGTCAGATTCTCTGCGATTGTAATATTATCAGTGAGTTTACTGCCATCAACAGAGTTAGATGCAATCGTTGTGCTGATTGAAACTGCGTTAGAACTGAAAGCAGTAGAGCCAGCAGTTACGTCTCCTGTCAGAGTGACTGTTGATGTAGCACCCAAACGAGCATTGACAAGAGACTGTGTATTAGCAACTTGCATTCTATCAGACACAAGTGAACGAATAGAGGTGTTAGTTCCAGAAACACTTGATAGAATATTTGTAATTCTTGGATTTGTATTCGCAATATAAGAGTTTAGATTTGCTGTAATATTTGAGTGTAGTGTCTGAGTGTTAGCAACTTGCATTCTATCAGACACAAGTGAACGAATAGCAGTGTTAGTTCCAGAAACACTTGATAGAATGTTAGTAATTCTTGGATTGGTGTTTGCGATATAAGAGTTTAGATTGGCTGTAATATTTGAGTGTAGTGTCTGAGTGTTAGCAACTTGCATACGATCAACTATACTACCTTCACCACTGACTGTACTGCCAGCGGGTAGTGTTATAGAACTTCCATCTGAAGTAATATTTACATTATTGATAGTAAGTTTTGTACCAGTCACAATCGCATTAGCAGAGACAGTTACGTTATCATCTGTAATATTGACTGTGTTAGAAGTTGCATCGTCATGAATACCAGTACTTCTAAAATTACTAAGTCTAAATTTCGATCTATCTGTAATTCGACTCATACTGCAACCGCCGTTCTTACTGTCTTAATGGTTGAATTTGCCCAAGTTGGTGTTACTTTAAGTCTCACTATGTTAGCACTAATATCAGCATCAATCGTACCTAGAGTGATGTCTGTTGTAAGAGAAGCATACTCAGTGACCTGCACCGTACTATTGTTATGTAGTAAAAGGACTTCACTTGATTGGTATTGACTATTTGCATTATCTGTAATCTGTACAATATATTTAGCAGTTCTATATGCACCCATAGCAAAACTATCTACAACTTGCTCTGCGCCAGACGTAGAGATATAGCTGTTTGAAGTAGTAGTAGAAGTGATATCAATGAATGTACTTGCAGGACTTATTGTTGTAATAACAACGATATCATTGTTTGCTGTACCAGAAGACAAAGATACGGAAGATGTAGATGGTATTGTGTAGTCAGTATTTGCTGTAAGTAGAACACCGTTGAGGAATACTTGTGTTCCACGAATACCTGTTCCCATTACAACGCCATAGTCATCAGTTCCAGCAAATAGTGTTTGATTCGTATTTGCTGTGTATGTAAATGATTTGTATGAGAGATTTTCTTCTGTCGTTATTGCAATATTCTCAATTTCAAGAATATCGCCAGGAGTAGCCGCAACATCTAGAGTGACAAAAGTTGTGTTAGCAGTGTAGTCACTATTTGCAAGACGAATGCCGTTCTGAAATACTTTGAGGACTGTGCCTTCGGGATTGCTTATTGCAAAAGTTGTATTTGCTACAGATACAGTAAAACTTCTAAAGTCATTATAATATCTTGCTGTAGCAGTAGCACTACTAGCACTAGAATCAGCCCAAGTGACAGTGCCTGATCCATCTGTTGTTAGAACTTGATCTGCACTACCATCAGTAGTAGGAAGAGTAAATGGAGTTGTATTACCGATAGTAAGTGTGCCAATTTTAGCTACCGTATTATTAGCACCAACTTCAAATATAGAAGAGCCGTCAGACGAAAAGAGTTTACCATCTCTGATATTAAGAGCGATTTCACCTGTTGTAATATCACTAGTGGTCGGCGCCTTTCCTTGAACGGAACTGCGCTTTATTTTTACTATTGACGCCATAGCTATGGCTCTCCTTATTCAATGTCTATATAGACCGTTTTATATAAGTTATGTATTAGTATTATTTAATATGTGCCACCGTCAATGATAGCGTCCAACTGTGCTAGACCATAGCCAGTGTCGCTTGTATTAACTGTGGTTGTTGGTTCAGCATCTAGTCCAGTATAGAACTTAAATACACCATCGCCTGCATCTCTGAAGTAACCAGCGTACTGAATAGCACTGTTTCCACTTACAACATACTTACCATAGACACCAGTATCTACTGTGTCAGCGGCGTTGTTAGCGGAAAGTTTAAGCATACTGTCATCAACATTAACCGTTGATGAAGAGATGTATGTTACAGCACCCTCAACATTCAAGTTACCATCAACAGTTAGATTTCCACCAACACTAGCGGCACCTGTGACTGTCAAGTCATTACCGATTGTTACATCGTTTGGAAGACCGATTGTTACTGCCGCAGTTTCGGAACCAGAGCCAGATACTTCAATCTCGTTAGCAGTTCCAGCAACGGTTGCAACGTAGTTACCAGTCGTATGTGTACCAAGATCAACCGAATCTGCTTGTTGTGTTACAGCAATATTGATTGCAGAACTACCATCAAAGTTAGCAGTACCAGCAACATCACCAGAAATCTGAATCGCTCTTGCTGTAGCAAGTTTCGTTGCAGTTGCCGCATTACCAGAGGTGTTAGCACCAATGTTGTCACCAAGAGCAACTGTTGGAGTTGAACCTTCACCAGTACCACCAGTGATGACAACTGAAGAGTTAGAAGCAGAGATGCTTTCAATATAATCACCAGTTGTGTCTGTACCAAGTGCTACGCTATCAGCCGCAATCGTAGTTGAGATATTGATACTAGCAGAACCATCAAAGTTTGCTGTACCAGTTACATCACCAGAAAGTTGGATTGCTCTAGCAGTTGTTAGAGTTGCCGCACTACCAGTTGTATTGGATGAGATCGTATCTTCAAGTTCAAATAGGATAGAACCATTTGCTTGTCTTGAAACATCTAAGTCTGTGCCTGCTTGCAACAAGACGCTGTTTGATGATGTCTCACCATTTACTTTGATGTACGCACCAGTTCCAGCAGTAGGTGCTTGAGATGTGACAGAAAAGATTTCACCGCCAACAGCAGTGACACCAGTACCATTACCAGCATATAGTTTTCTGTCAAATAAGTTTACGGCAATTTCACCAGCTTCTAGTGAGCCTGGAACAGCACTTGCTGTAGATGAACGCTTTAGTTTAATAATGGAAGCCATTTTCCGTCACTCCTAAGTTATCTGAGTCCACTTCCTTTACGAGTGGTATTATTATTCTTTTCTCTATTTATAATAACTGAACTTGGAAGAAGTTTCTTATAATATTTTAAATCTTCTTTAAGTTTTACTATCTCTTCTTTCATCTCTGCAACTTGTTTTACAACATCCAAAGGAACAGGCATCTTTTTCTGTATCTCAATGTGATTTTGTAGATTTTTGATTACTTCATTTTGCCTGTCTATTTCATTTTTTAAGTCAACGACAAGTTTTGCGTAGTTTACAGCATCATCTTTATAATCGCTCATTACATCACCTAAAATGAACCACCATCTAAATCATCAAATACAGGAGTGTTATTGGAAGCAATCTGCATCAACTTACCACTTGATCCAGTTATACCTTCTATGACACCGCCAGCCTTTACAATCAACACACTGTTATTTGTATAATTTGATAGAGTTAGTGTATTACTAATAACCACATTACCAAATGTTCTGCCAGAACTTGCACCACCAATGACAATAGATTCAAGGTTAGCAACTTTATCGACAAGAAGTTTACCACCAATATACTCAACACTTACAGGTGAAGCGGCGGTATCAGTCTGTCCAATGAATAGTTTGTTAGAAGAATATGAGTAAGCGATTTCACCGTTAGCAAGATTTGAAGGAGTTGCTGTGGTTTGACTTCGCTTAATTTGGATTACTGTATTTGCCATTAGAAGCCGTCCTCTCCACCATCAAGGTTGAAAGCACCACTAGCAGGATCAAAAGTTAAAATCGCTCTTTGTACATAGGTATCGGTATCAGCGTCATAAACAAGAATGGAACCATTTGCTTGCGACACTGAAGTGTTCACATCAGAAAGGGAGTCCAAGCGTGAACCACTACCCACTTGATTTTTTAAAGTGACTTCTTGTGATGCACCTTGAAAAGATACCTTAAAACTATTTTGTGCTGGTGAAAATTTTACTGTTGTCATTTAGACTCTCCTTGTCTACATATTTATAAAGAGTCCTCTTATGACTTAGTAACCTCTGGAGTGATAGTAACAATACCCTCAACTAGTCTTGAACGATTATTAGCAGAGTTTGTAATCTCAACATCATAGACATAACGCCCAGATTCCATGTTAGCGGTTGTCACTCTTCCTAGTGAAAGAGTGATTTGACCTGCGCTTCTTGGAGTTCCAAAAGATACGGTAAAGTTTATAGCAGTATTTGAAGTGTAATGCTTTCTGATTTGTCCAGCGCCAGTATAGCCAGTCAAATCAGTTGCGGTTCCATCTGTACTTTGAACTGTCAGTGTAGTAGAATAATCTGTACCCTGTTCGATAACTATATTTGCTTTAGCGGCCATTACTTGCTCTCTAGTTCTTTAACTCTTGCAGAAAGTTCTTTTACTGCTTCGATGAGTAGTGCGTGTAGTGCATCATAGTTTACAGAAAGATATGTATCATCACCATTCAAATCTTCTACTTCTTTTACTGCTTGTGGAAGAACTTCTAGAACATTCTGAGCAATCACACCAGCACTTCTCTCGTCATTCTTCTTCCAAGTAAACTCAACACCCTCAAGTTGTTCAACTTTCTGTAGTGCATTTTCTACTACGCTGATATCTTTCTTCAGTTTTATGTCTGAAGATGTTATCGTTGAAGAACTATACATATCTCCATCGATATGCAAGTCTCCATCGTTTTCAAGACGCATATCGAGAACGCCGTCTAGATACCAGTCATGTACAGTTCCTTGTATTCGATAGTAATCATTCGTATCAACACCAATGTAAGTAACATCACCACGCAAGTCTGATTCGATACTCACGGTGACAGCGGCGGTTTCTGATCCAGAACCAGATACATCAATACCAGCACCAGCGGCGATTGTCGCAACATAGTTTCCAGTCGTGTCAGTACCAAGTGCAATACCATTGGTGGTGTTGAAGCCGGAGATTGCAATATTACCCTTTGTCAACTTTCGTTGTGCGCCATCTGAACGAACGACAGCAAAGAAATCACCATCACCATCGTCTGTTGATGTTGTCAACTCATTTAAGTCTAGAGTGATTGTTCCAGTAGCACCTTCACCAGAACCAGTGGTTGTGATACCGACACCGCCGGAAACTGCGGCGATATAGTTGCCAGTTGTGTCTGTGCCTAGCGCAATACCGTTAGTAGTATTGAAGCCAGAGATTGCAATGTTACCTTTGGTAAGTTTTCTCTGAACATTGGATGAATCGACAACAACAAAGAAGTCGCCGTCACCATCTGTGGTTGAGGTGGATAGTTCTGACAAGTCCAGTGTGATATTTGGTGTTGAACCTTCGCCAGTTGCTGTAGTTGTGTCAAGTCCAGTTCCTACTGTAAATGATGCAACATAATCACCAGTTGTGTCTGTACCTAGTGCAACTGAGTTTGGATCAACAGAAGATGCGCTACCTGTCAAGTTACCAATAAAGGTGTTAGCAACGAGATTTCTATCGCCCGCTGTCCACCTATCATTACCTTCATCCCACAAGAATGAATAGTTTGCTTTTGTTCCACGCTCAATAGTGATACCACCATTTTCAGATGGAGTAGAGCCAGAATAGTTACTATTCAGAACGATAATATTGTCAGCAATATTTACTGTCTCTGAGTTGACAGTAGTTGTCGTTCCTGAAACAATCAAGTTACCAGTTACAATAACATTCTCACCGACATTCAACTGACCAGCGATTGTTACATCATCTGGGAGACCAACTGTGACTGTGCCATTTGTGCGAGACACTGTTGTCTCATTTGCAGTAGCAGAGATAGCAAGAACAGCACCAGTAGCGGCGTTCTTGAGAGAGACTGCACCAGACGATACATCAAAGTCTCCACTGTCAAACGATGCAACACCTCTTACGGAAGTTGTTGCTGGATCGATGACATCATCAAAGGTTTTTCCATTTGCGGCTGAAATACGAATGTTATTGTTTGCTGAACTATAGGTTAGTCCAGTTACAACAGCGGCAGTTGTCTCTAAAATACCAGTGACTTGTCCTCTATCATTTACATTGATGATAGGAATCTGTGTAGCAGAACCAAAGTTACCACCACTTGTCATTGTGTTAGCAATCATCGTAGTTGTGATTGTCTTAGCAGTGATAGTGTTGTTTGCGTGTAGTTTAGCGTTTGCACCGATTACTGTAGTAGCACCATCCTTGATACCACCACCGATAAATGCTGTGCCTGTGATATGAGCATTACCAGAGACTGTTGCTCTGTCACCACCAAGTGTTGCGGCGACATCGACTGTCAGCGTATCAATAGAAGCAGTTCCATCTACATAAAGATTTCTCCACTCTTTTGATGCACTACCCAAATCAAAACTATCATCATCGTCAGGAATAATGCTGGAATCTATGAGACCATTAATAACGATGTTATCTGTGTTGTCACTACCAAGAGTTACGTTACCCTCAAACTCTGCGCTTGTAGTTGAAATAACATTTGTAAATCTACCAATAGGCGATGTAAATGTTTGACCAGATGCAAGAGATGTTGCTCCAGTAACTGTTAGATCACCACCAACAGTAACATTGTTGTCTGTTGTTATATTATTTGCATAAACTGTATTAGCATAGATTTCGTGCCAACGATTGTTAGTTGCACCCATGCTTCTCTGTGATCCTGTTTGTGGATCAAAGTCTGAATCAACTTGTGCTGTAATCGTAAATGTATCAGCCGCACTATCACCAATGTCTACATCACCGTTTAGTGCAAAGCCACCATTGAATGTTGCAGTTCCATTAGCAGTGAAAGCACCGCTTACACCAAGTGAACTGAATACACCAGCGCCACCGTTTGTATTATCTGCCCAGACTGTTCCCCATTTACGAGTAGCAGAACCTAGATTGCCTGCGGCGTCTGTTTTAGGAATAAGTGAAGTAGAAACGCCTTGACCAGCAGATGTTCCCATTGAAAGTTCATCGACATATGCAATACCATCGATGTAAACATTTCTAAACTCTCTATTTGGCGCACCAAGGTCAACTGCATCATCAGAGTTTGGTAAAATATTTGCGCTTGAAGTAAATCCAGCGGCTACGACATTAGCAGTGAATGTTGCAACACCAGAAGAACTGATATGACCTACAATGCTATTTGATGAGTCTGCAATCTGAAAGCGACTATCACCAGAGGCGTCAACGAGTTTTAGATGTACGTCTGAATCACCAGCAGTAACATCAGATGCTAGATGCAGATAAGCATAGTCTGTTCCATTTGAGAACACGATTGCTGGTTGTCCACCCTGTGCAGTAAATGAAGAGTTTGCACCAGACAGAATAATGTTAGAAGTATTTGATGATAGATCGGTAATATCTCTGAGTGTTAGTGATTTGAATGCTGGATTGTCAACTGAGCCAGAAAGTCTTAGAAACTGACCTCTGGTTCCACCACCAATAATCAAGCGAGATACATCTCCAAGATTTACTCTGTCTGTACCAGCCGTAGTGAATGTAACATTACCAGTAAATGTAGTATTAGCAGAAATCGTAAGAGATGTTGCTGATACAGTTGTGTTTGACGCAATCGTCAACGCTCCACCTGTTCCAGTAGAGTTATTACCACCTTTTAGAGTAGATGTTCTAATATTTGTCGCACTGAATGAACCTTGAATGTGAGCATTACCAAGAGCAACGCCACCACGGTTTGCTGAACCAGCCCTTGTTACGGTAACAACATTGTTACTTAAAACAGTGGCGGTGAGATTTGTATTCAATCTCCAAGTATTAAAACTATCAGTTAGATTGGTATTTGATACTGCAACAGTCATTTGTTACCTTCTTTATCTATCATTTGTAAGAGAAGAGACTTTATTTCAGATACATCTTTTTTGAGTTCATCAATCTCTTCGTTTCTTTTTCGTTCTTGTTCTCTTCTCATCTTATATTTAGATAGAGCATCCATGTCAACGCTGAGAATAGCAGAGTTATTTTTGTCTCTGACTAAATCATCATTGTCTTTCACCTTCACATATTCATTCATGCTTACCTCTGAAGTGCGATTGCTCTCATGTCTTTGACAAGAGGTACAACATTTGTTCCACTACTTGTCATGACAATCTTGATAGCGAATGTCTTGTAAGTAGCGTAGATAGCACCATCTGAATCTCTGTAAGATACAACATTATTGTTAGCACTATTTAGTTTCGCTTGATTATCGGCATTTGAACCAAGGAAGTTATCACCATCTGTGTTTGCAGAGAAGCCATACTCAAACTCTTTGAAGTCTGTCGTATCAACACTATCTGAGATCACATTTGATGCAGTAATCTGTGTAAGTAGTGTGTAGTCTTTATCTTCAAATGCTTGACCGTCTTCAGCATTATGGATTCTAGCGTAGACTTTTACATCTGTACCAGAAGGCTTGTATGCATTAACAAAGATTTTGATATCTTCAGCATCTTGTCCATCAGCAAGTTCAATAGGCTTAGAGATATATCTCATATCTGCGTCACCAACCTCACCAGTCTCATTTGTGAATGAGTTATTGATAAAGTTCTCTACGATATAAGCATTTGCTCTTGACAAATCGACAACTGGTGAAAGTTTGGTATCTGTTGTTGAAAGTGTTCCCTTCAGAATGAGTGACTTCTGAGAACCACCAACAGTGGCTAGTCCGCTCTCATTTGTCTTACCGAATACTTTCTTTTCAGCATCACGGAACTCATTTTCAACACCCAAATCAATATCAGTGTAAGATGTGCTGATTGTTCCACCAGTGCTTGTAAGTCTAGCACCCCAAGATGCGGAAGTGTTTGCATAAGTCACTTGAGGAATCTTAGGTACGAGAGCGTTCATTACGACATTGTTAGCCGCTAGAACTCTTGCAGTAGCACCACTGACTTGTCCACGAATGAAGCCATTTGCAAAGGAGCCAGATGAACCTTTGATATTCATTCTTAGATTTGTTGTGTCAATGAAGTCAACAAAACCTTGCTGAGTATTAGCAGTGAATGAGTCTACTTGTGCGGCACCACTTGTAAAGTTTGAACCGTAAATGTTGATTGTAGCATTTGCAGTTGCGAGTGCAGACAAACCACTTGTATTATATGGATCAACCTTTACAATCACCGTACCGTTGGCGTATTCACGAACAATGTCACGAACAGTACCGTTAGCAGAGCGTCCTGATACTGCATTATTAGCAATGACAGTGCCAACAGTCACATAGTTACCAGCAGTGTTACCAGTTACACCATGTAGTGTGATAACTGATTCAGATACGACTTTCTCTTCAGCGTTGAATGTGCCTGTTAGATTATCGATATTGAAGTAGTCAATGTCTTCATTCTCAACATAAACTGTACCAGTGCTTGTTGTAAAGTTTGCACGATATAGATTGAACTTCAAGTCTTCTGCTTGAATAGCAGTCCAAGACTTATCGTTAGCAGATGAGAATAGAACACCAGAAGCAGGCTGTTTGTTGATGATACGACTATCATCGACATCAGTACCACCAAGTTCACCAACCCATACTGCATATTCATCATTGTCACCAGCAGGCTTCAATGTGATACAGTAGTCTTTACCAGACTTCAAGAATACTGGTGAAGGGAATATGAACTGTGTCTCGTCACTACCACCACCAGTTCCGCTTGAGTTAGCAGAGATAGCAGATGCTTGCAATGTCTTAGAAGCATATGGTAGAACGACTGGAGTTGGGAAGCCATTCTCAACTTCACGAATCTGAAGTGTGATTGGATATGTGCTTGACTTTCTACCAAAGTACACACCAATCTTTGTAGCAAAGATGCCTTCAGAGTTATCACCAGTGTCAACAGTAAATGTCTGTGACATTGGATCATTATTACGATCACCCTCTTCTCTAGTAGTGATTACAGTGCTTGTGCGTGTTCTTGTATCAGTAACTCTATTAGTTTGAATCTGTGGAGTTACGAGATTAATAGAAGCACCTCTCTGTGTGATGTCAAGAGGAATGCTTGTATAGTCACCAAACGCAGAAGTCGTAATCAGACTTGACTGTGTGATTGTGTTAGCAACGTCTTTTAGTTCAAAACGCTTCGTGCCAACACGGAACTTGAGAGTGTCAGTATTTGGTAGCCTGAAGTTACCATAAACTGTACCAGTGCTATCTGTTACAAGATTTGCACCTTCAATACCTGTATTAGCAAATGAAGAGTTTGCTGGAGTACAGAAGGTTGATACAAGTTCATCATCAAAATATGCAAACACCCTTGTGTTAGGCTTCATACCAACACCAGTGAACTTGATCAAACGTGAGCGCATGAAGTCACGAACAGCAACATTCTCTACAAAGTTTCCGATATTGAAAGTCTGTGTAGAAGGACTGATTGATGTCTGAATACCGTTGATGATCTGTTGCGTCTGTGTAGTGACAGCATTGCCAGTTGTCGTTGAAACGCTAGAAACAGTTGTCCAGTTACCCCAATCGATACCAGTAATACCAGTCTGATTTGCGATAAGTTCAATCGCTTCATACATTCCATCAAAATCCAACTGAATATCAGGTAGAGTTGTGATGTCTGGTGTGTTATCCATTGGTGGATCAAGTACAACTTCACCCCTCCAGTTAAAGGTAACCTCTTGAACTGGATTGCGTAGTTTACTTGCAAATGGTTGACTAATCTCATTAGTGTGAGTATATGAGAGTGTTAGCAAGTTACCAGTCTTAGTAACATTTGTAGATGTCAAAGACTTATCTTTTGCAAGTTTGATATCTGTTCTACGGAAAGCAGGTCTTAGTAGATTTCTGTTTCTATCAATAGATGCTTTATAGCCAGTCTTTGTGGTATCTGATAGATTGTGTCCATCAAAGTTCTCTACAAGGAAACCGTTCTTGAATCTTTCAAGTCCTGTATCACCAAAGAGTTGCTTGTTTCTCGCATTTGTCTCAAGTGCATTAAGTGAAGTGTAGTATTCAAGATTCTTAATACGATCTTCAATCGCTCTTAGATCACGCATGGTGTATCTGCGATTATTTTCTAGTGTCAACTTGACTTGATAGTCTGTTCTACCAGTTTCTCTTGCAACTTGTGCTGAAAGTGATGGATAGACAGGAATATCTAGAACGCCAATCGTCATTGTGCCTGCTTTTTCATCAGGCGTCTTTGGAGCAAGTGAAGGAGTTCCTTTGATGACTTCTACACGACCTGTATCTGTGACAACGATTCTATCTTTACGAGGTAGATAGAACTGAACGTCTGCTTGGAAGTTCTCATCAGGTGTTGGGAAATATGCACCATCACTGTCAATATTGAATGTTGAAGATGCTGTTGGGTTTGTTGGTGCAGATGCTACTGTACCAGTTGCAGAAACCGCAACAGTGTTTGCTTTGAAAGGCCTGAAGTCAATAGAATCACGCAAGTCATAAGTTTTACCAGTAGTAGGCGAAACAAACTTAGGAATATCTTGTGTTGTAATAGCAGTTGTGTTTGCTGTATTCGCATCATCTATTGGATATGAATCTATAGACAAGAAACCAATGCCCTGTGAACGATCTCTACCAAAGTGGTGGAACTTCACCATCAATCCAGCATTTGTAGTATTCAATGTGCTGGTAGGCTTCTTTCTCAAATATGCGGTATCATAGAATGCATCTTTCATACCAGTGTCTAGTTCAAAGTGTGAAGTCACATCATTGTCTGACGTTCCAACACCTGTATTTGAACCTTTGTAAACTGCTACAAGTTTGAATGCATCAGAGACACCCAAAGGCCATGGACCTGTTGAAGATGCTGGATTTGATCCAGTATTGATGTGAACAAACTTATTCTTATTGACTGTCTTTGCAGTTTGAACCGCCGAACTTCTCAACACATTGAAATACACAGAAGCAGTAAATGATGAAAGATTTGCTTGCTGTAGATTGATTGAATGTGTTGTTGAAGAAGACGAAATCGTTCCATTACCAGATAGATCAAAGATATATCCAGTTGGGAACAAAGTTCTATGTGGCAATGTAACGCCAGAACGAGTTACAGCAATGGTATTTGCAACCTTCAGTGAAGTGCTATTTGTAACCTCTGTAATACGCTCATTGTATGTGTTACCACCGTCAGTGATGCGAATGAAGTCACCAACTTGATATGCAGTATCAAATGCTGTACCAGAACCAGTGATTGTATTACCAGAGATTGTGGTGATTGTTCCAGCATGTGCATCGGTGGTTGCTTCTGCTTTTGATACAACAAGAACATTGCGCTCTTCAGTATTTGTGAGAGTGCCAGTTTCGTTTAGTGTTTCAGTACCGCCAGCATGTGCTGTGTTAGCAGTAACAGTTGCAGTTCCACTTGTAAAGGTGACTGACTTTTCTGTACGGAATACAAACTGTGTATCAACGGTGCCTGCTGAATCTGTAAGTTGCTTTGTTCCCTTTTGAGTGAATGGGAATACAAGAGTATTAAGACCAGGCTCTTCTAGTTTTGCAACACCGCTTGTGAGAACAATATCAGCCATTGACTTAGGACCAGATGTGTTGTTCTCATAGATACCACGAACTTGTGAGAACGACTTACCAGCATTCATAGAGATGTCAAAGAGATAGATTCTAAACTGACCGTTGTATGTGCCTGGCGTACCATTGTGCCATTGGAAACCACGAACTCTTGCAGTACCAATCTCTGAACCTTGTGCGCCTTGTGTACCCAAGTTCTTACCAGAGATACCCTTCTGAGCGGCATCACGCAAAGACACTTGACGCAAGCCTTGGAAATCCCAAGTACCCACAACTTCTTTCGCAATAACGTAGTTACCAAAACCTTGTGAAAGAACTCTTGCATCTTTCGTTTCAAAGTCTGTTGCTTTGTCAACGTCATTGTAGAGTGGATTGATAAGTTCTACCTTATTACCATTAACATATCCAGCACCTTTCTCAATCTCTGCAACAAGTTTGAGATAGTTACCATCTGAGTAACGGCCTAGGTTTGTACCCGACTTTAGATGCTCACGAATACGAACATTGAAAGGACTTACAGCATAGTTACCATTTGTCTCAAATGTTCTTTCAGCGATATATTTACCTAAGTCTGAGTAAACTGTATCAGTGCTTTTCTTAGTGACAAGTCCATCTGTGATTTCGGCGATTGTGACAAACGTAGTTGTGTTTGCTGAACCAAGAGGACGAGAAACAAGTGTAGGAGTAATCTTTAGACGATTTGCGCCTGGAGCCGCAAAGTTTGTTGCTCCTGTCGCATTGTCAAGAAGTGAACTATCTTGGTTTGAATCGATAAGTGCTTCAGTAGATTCAAAACCAATCTGTGCAGATGGTGCGCTGTCAAACTTATTAACAATGATGCTCTGTGGGGCAACACGAATGAAGTTACCTTTGTGATAAAGAATACCATCACCAACAGTTGCTCTGAAACCTTTACCAGTTGCGGCGGATGCTATCGTATTAGCGGCTACAATAAAAGAGTTGTCTGAGCGATTACGAATGATAAGAGATTCGTTGTTGACAAATGTTTTTGTCGTATTATTTGCACCAGAGTTCGTATACTGAACAAAGATAGAGAAATAGTTTGGATCAGCGGCTTCTGAACCTTCTTTAGCATCAATCAACTGTGCAGTCATTCCAGAAGTTGCACCAGTTACCGTTGCATTTGCTACTACGCCA